TTATCACCAACTACTAATGGATCTAATCCAAGATGCTCTGCTCCACGCTTAAATCTTATATTTGACCACGGACTAGCACTTGCACCCGGACGAGGTCTTATAATGCTACGTCTAAATTCGTCACCTTTGATTGAGGTGTTATTTGGTACCTTAATTGGAAAGTGTTCAAAGTAAACTCCACTTTCAACTCTAATTGTTATTTCAGGATATTCTGTACCAGATGCTTGGTACTCACTATACGGAACACCTGGAATTGGATTACCAAACTTCAATTGTTCGTTAGTTACAAATGTACCTTCTTCAACTTTTATAATTAACTGATCAGCAGTTTGTCCTGCATTAATATTATATTCTTCAATAATACCTACAGCGCCACTAGTTTGACCAATTACTCTAAATCCACTACGAAGTTCAGTTCGAGCATCTAATTCACTAGCACCTTTAAATATTGCAATATCTTTAAAATCATCAACATCGCCAATTGATACAATATACGAACGCTGTTGTTGTACTTGACTATCGTATGTGATCCATTTTTGGTATGGTCCTAATCCTTTTGAAGCTCTATTAATTACACGTTCAGCTTCTCTACAGGCAGCGTTTATACTGGCAAATGCTGTTCCTGGAGTGCGTCCTCTTTTAACTCCAAATATATTATCATCACGCCCGTTAGGAGAAACAAATAATACATTAGTACTTGTTTGAAAAGGTGTGCTTGCTACTAGATAATAATCTGAGCCATCTGAATATTCTAAACTTTGTGTTGCTGTGTTATATCTAAAAAGGCCACTTGATGCACTAGGTCTTTCCGCTGTGCCTTGTAAGGTTAGTTCTGTTAGATTGCCTTCATCATCGACTTTTATTTTATCGCCAAATGCAGGCTTGCCCCCTACTGTTTCGCTATCACCTATATATAATTGATCGTTTTCGGTATCATAGATGACTTCGCCATTAAGTGGCGTAAAAGTTTTTCTATCAGCTGTTGGGCCACGCCTAACAAGTATACTACCGTGTTCTGGATCTGACATCTATTAATCCTCTATTAGCGGACTGTCTGGTCCGTATGTAATGCTTGGATCGTATGATGCGGTACCTTGTAATGGTATAGATCCACCGTCAAAGTAATTCGCCGGCGTGTGGCTTAACGCCTGGCCATCAATCCTTGCAACTTTTGATACATAACCGGGATTAAGTTCTCCGGCATCAAGTGGCGGAATATTAAAGAAGTTATTTGTGTCAAATGGAGCACCGCGTCTAATCATACTACAATCCTTTGTAGTATTTATCGGACTAGACGAGCGAGCTGTTAACTTAGTGCTATACCAGTAGTTTGTGATGTATACTGTTTTGCAATTTCTGTTTCTGTTTTAGCAACACAACTTACTGCGTGTGCTTGTAGAACAAATTTTGCATCAGGTGATACACCAAACATAAACGGTGCTAAACCTAGTCCTTGTTGCTGTGCAATAAGAACCATTGGCTTATGCAGTTTAAATGTTTTATCGGTTTCTTCTTCCAGGCGAGCTACTAATTCTTCTCCTGAAGTTAACTTAAAAGAGACTGTGTCTCCAATTTTGTATGGTGTTTCTAATAACATATTTTTTTATCTCTAAAGTGTGTGTCCCGTGCCATTATAGCCGGTTTCTTCTAAGTATGTACTAAACTGATCGTAGCCGCCAATTGCTGTTCCGTTAATACGGATCTGTGGCACTGTACGGGCACCTGGAAAGTTTTCTAACAGTTCTTCCTTAGTATAATCGGTGCCGAGTGTTTTGTACGTATACTCTAACTGACGCATTTCGCAAATTGCTTTTGCTTTATCGCAGTAAGGACATTGTGGTTTTCCATAAATTTCAATCATTATAAACTGAATCCTTTTAATGAGTCTTGACTCACATCTTGTTTAATGCCACCAACGATATAGCTTTCAACTTCTGTCTCTTGAGGTGCAACTTGCAATCCTGAGCTAGACAACCAATGCTGTGTCCACGGTAGCGGGTTAGTATTTACTGGGGCGTCAAATATAGCATCCATTCCCAGCGCCTTGAGTCGTCTGTTAGCAATGTACTCTACGTACTGATGTAACAATGTATCATTAAGTCCAATCATTGAACCATCTTTAAATAGATAGTTAGCCCAATCTTTTTCTTCTGCAACACATTCACGCCATAAGTTGTATACTTCTTCTTCGCACTCTTTAGCAATCTTCTTCATCTCTGGATCGTCTTTGCCTTGAGCCCATAACTTTAATACGTGTGTACTTAGTGCTAGGTGTTGTGCTTCATCGCGAGCAATTAATGAAATAATCTTTGCAGATCCTTCCATTAGTTTTAGTTCGCCAAAAGCAAACGTACACGCAAAACTTACATAAAAACGCAAGCCTTCTAAGATATTTACTGTCTGCATTGCAAGATATAGTTTCTTCTTAACTTCGTGCATATTGCCTTCGCCGCGATGCTGAAATGCGTCTACTGCATCATTAAAGGCATCGTAATGTTTAGTTACACTTGTTGCTCTAGCAATGATCTTTTCATCATCTAAGATAGTATCAAACACTTCTGACGGGTCAGCGTACACATTCTTCATAATGTGTGTGTAGCTACGTGAGTGGATTGTTTCAAAGAAATCCCAAGTAACAATGCAACCTTCTAGTTCAGGTAAGGATACGTGTGGCAAAAATGCTAGACACGGACCACGTCCTTGGACACTATCAAGTAGTGTTTGATATTTTAGATTGGAAGTAAAAATGTGCTTCTGCTCTGGACGGAAGTTAGCAAAGTCAGCACGGTCTTTTTGTAGACTTACTTCTTCTGGTCTCCAAAAATAACCAAGCATAGTTTGATTAAGTTTGTCAAACACAGGAAATTTGAATACATCATATCTCTGTGTGTTTTGGTCTGCTCCGAAGAACATATTTTGTTTGGTGAAATCCACCTTTTCTTTGTTAAAAACTGTCTTTGCCATCTTTTTTATTTCCTCTGTCTGTGCTCTTTTATACTAGCGTATCTAGTAGGTTTTGTCAACCACTAAATTGCACACGCCTCACATTCTTCACCTTCGTCTATCTCACCTGGTGCTAACTCTACTTGTTTTTCTTCTTCTATCTCACTTGGATCTTGCTTGTAATCGTAAGTGTTTTGATAATAACTTGTTTTCCAACCAAACTTATACGTGTTTAATAAGTCACTAATCATAACACTCATTGGAACTTCGTTATCTGGATATTGCGTAGGATTATAACTCCAGTTGCCACTAATTGCTTGATCAAAGAACTTTTGCATAACTGCAACAATGTTAATATATCCTTCGTTACTTGGCATATCCCATAGTAAACTATAGTGATTCTTTAGTGTTTGATACTGTGGAACAATCTGCTTAAGAGGCCCTTTTTTGCTTTTCTTAACGGACAAGTAACCTCTAGGAGGTTCGATTCCGTTGGTAGCGTTCGACACAACGGAACTGCTCTCCGAAGGCATCTGTGCGGACAATGTGCTGTGCCGTAGCCCGTGTTCCCTAATCTGTACTCGTAAAGCCTCCCAATCATAGTTTAGCGTATTCTCCACAATCGTATCGACATCACTCTTATATGTGTCAATAGGAAGGATGCCGTCTGAGTATTTAGTACGTTCGAAGTACTCGCAAGCACCACGCTCTTGTGCAAGTTTGTTACTTGCTTTTAACAAGTAGTATTGAAATGCTTCTGTTAGATCGTGTACTGCTTTCCAGCTTTCTGGGTCTTCATATTTTGTTTTGTTTTTCGCAAGATAATGTGCTAAACCAATATAGCCTACTCCTAAACTACGTCTTGCTTTAGTACTAATTTCAGCCGCTTTAATTGGGTAACGCTGGTAGTCAATTATTTCCTCTAATGCTCTAACTGCTAATTCACATAATTCTTCTAAGTCGTCTAACTGTCTAATCAATCCTACATTAATAGCACTAAGGATACACAATGCAATTTCGCCATCTGGATCATCAATATGATTAAGCGGCTTAGTTGGAAGGGTAATCTCTTGACACAAGTTACTCATATAAACTTTGTCTTTAAACGAACTGTGTGTATTACAATGATCAACATTCATAATGTATATACGCCCTGTCTCTGCACGTTCTTTTACTAACGCTGAGAATAGATCCATTGCTGATACTTTTTTCTTCTTAATACTTGTAGCACGTTCGTATTTTTCATACATTTCTTTAAACTTGTCTGCATCGCCAAAATATGCTTCATATAATCCTGGTACATCGTGCGGCGAGAAAAGAGTTATATCACCGCCAGATAACAACCTTTCATACATAGTTTTGTTTAACTGTATACTGTAGTCTAGTTTACGTACTCTGTTGTCCTCTGTACCTTTGTTATTCTTTAGTACAAGGATGTCTTCAATCTCTTGATGCCAAAACGGGAAGTGTGTAGTAGCACTGCCGCCACGCACACCATTTTGCGTACAACAACGTACTGTTGATTCAAACTTCTTTAGGAAAGGAACAATACCAGTGTGCGCCACTTCGCCACCACGTATTTTCGCATTGACGCCACGTATGCGTCCAGCGTTAATGCCAATCCCCGCACGTTGAGCAGTATACCTGCCGATAGCCATATCACTAGCAAAAATGCTGTCAAGAGTATCATCACTGTCAACAAGTACACAACTTGCAAACTGGCGTACAGGGGTCCTGACGCCTGCCATAACTGGTGTTGGTATGTTGACTTTAAAAAGTGAGGTCGCATCGTAATATCTCCTTACATAATGCATACGTGTTTCTGACGGATAATTAGCAAATAATGTTGCGGCAATCATCATATACATATATTGTGGTGTTTCAAAAATTTCACCTGACGAACGATCTTGTACAAGGTATTTGTCAACTACTTGTCGCATACCGGCATAGGTAAAGTTTTCATCACGCTTGTGACGAATATAGCTATCTAAAGTTTCAATTTCTTCTTCAGTGTAAGATTCAAGTATTGCTGAATCATAAAGACCACGTTCAATATTTAAATTAATTATATCCTTAAATGGTAATGCTGAAAACTCTCCAAATACTTGCTTGTATAGTCCGTAAGTTAATAATCTTGCTGCCGCATATTGATAGTTTGGATTATCTAATGAAATAAGATCGTTAGCTGAACGTACTAATACTTCTTGAATTTCACTAGTACTCATACCGTCATAAAACTGTAAGTTAGCATTCATTTCAATTTGACTACTACTAACCCCGGCTAACCCTTCACAAGCGTGTTCTACTACTTTGTGTATTTTGTTGATGTTAATTGGCTCAGCGCCGCCGGATCGTTTTACGATGTGAATACCGTTAGACATATGTTGACTCCTCGTCTCTAAATTAATTGTTTCTATTTTCATTTACGGAGTATTTATTGAAGCACTGGCATCGAATAAATCGATTGCGAATATAATGCATCAGGCAAGTTCTCCTTTGAAATAACACCATCTTTATAGTTAACGCATATGTCATCTACAAATAACAGATAATGTGTTTCTGCCTTTTTATTGTTTGTACTGATATGTATCTCAAAATTACTACCACTAAACTTGTCTGTTAACTGTAGTGAAAAACACATTCCTAATACGACAGAGAACTCACAGTAGAGATTCTCTTCTAATAACTGCCAAGGATCGGGCCAAGTACTTTGTCCCCAGGGATCGACAGCATATCTAGTTTTAGGTGCAGAAGCGTAAAACTCTACTACATCTAAAAATGGAGTTTTAGAATCCTCAAGAGAAGACCTAAACTCACTCCAGGCGGCTAACCTTTCTTCATATTTTTTGTTATACATTAAGACCTTGACGTTATAGTGTATGTTAAACTTGGAGGTGTTAATGAGCTTTCAGTAGTTGCATTTTTAAATTCAATATATGCAGTTTCTACTGTTGTATCACTTGCGTCTCCACTAGTTATATTAACAAGTTTTCCTCTAAATGTCAAGTTAATTGCGTTGCCATTTATGCCATTATCTAAACCTATGAACTCAAAATCATCAGTTACAGATATTTCATCATTTTCTTTATCAATTAATATGTAAAGAGTGCCCCGTCTTGTACCGTTTACCTGTGTCGAATTGTACTGGTAAGGTATTTCAAATGATCTTGATTGATTTGCCGGAAGTCTAAATCCTGTTACCCAGTTTCCATTTGTACTAATTGGTACAACACTGTGAACAAAACTTTGGCTATAATGAAATAACCCTTCAACTTCTGGAATATATTTCGGACCATCTAAATCTAAGTTTGAGTTATTACTATTAACGTTAGTAACATTAACATAATCTTGATTGTAACCTAAGTCATATGTTCTTTCAAACCAATCTTCAATCGTTTCGTTACCTATAGTATCAAACTTTATAATACTTGATGTTGCAGTTGCACTTGTGCCGCCTGCATTACCAACATCAAAATACTTATTTCGCTTAGAAGTATTTGCTGTACCTTTATTAACAATAAAGCCCTGCTCGAATACTTCTTTAAATGTACAATTTTCAAATAGTGTATTGTTAGGACCGTATGCAACACCGTCACCTAATTTATCAGCAAGGTCAGCGGCGTCAGTATAGTCTACTACCGGCATATTATTACCTAAACGCACACCGTTAAGTAAAGTTGAAAATGTAATGTCTCTAAAAGTGTTATCTTCAATGTCAAAAGAACTGTTTACACCGTATGCAAATCCTTCAATATCAATGTTCTCAAATAAATTTCTTTTTGATCTAACTGCGCCACTAAAGCTCTTAATATTAATACCTATTGAGTTTGATTGGATTCCATCTCCGTCCCAGTAGCCTTTTAATTTTAAATCAAAAAAGTGTCCATCTTCAACACTTTGAAGATCGATAGCAGTATTGTAAATATTTGAAACTGCATTTTCGTATCTTAATGTCATTCCTGATATAGAAATATACTTTGCTTGATTTGACGCACTTAACCCGCTAGTTTCATCATAGTTACCAACAGTACTTGAACCGTTTACTGTAACAAAGATCGGCGAGTTTGCTGTTTGTTCGATAATTGTTTTATCTTTTCCAGAACCAACTAGTGTTGTGTAAGGTGGTATTTTAAGGCTTGAGTCAATTTTGTACAAGCCGGGAGCAAGTTTAATAATGCGTCTGTTTTCAGGTGTTGTTTTAGTGTTTAAGAATAAGTTATCAATTGCACGTTGTAGTGCAGCCGTTTGTATAACACTAACATCGTTTATTGCGCCAAAGTTTGAAACATAAACTTCATCATCTAATCTTTGCTGTAGTGTTTTTCTAACAGGCGATCTTGCAGTAGCACCAGTTTGAATAATAGACTCATTCTTTCTATATTCATACTGATCTGAGATATCAAAGATATTATCAGCTGAAGTAAGAATTTTTGTATTGCCAACTTGTGGTGCACCTTCGCTTACTGAACCGTTACCAATATAAAGTTCCTGTGAGTCTATTGCCCATCCTAGTTCACCTGAAGCTAATTGAGGTAGATTTGTTTCACCTTTTTTACCTCGTCTAACTTGTATTCGTGATATTTGTACAACAGCCACTTGTAAGTCTCCTACGTTATTATATTATATTTATCCGTTAATTAAGTTAAAATGATTCTTTAACTGTGAAACTACAGACTGGCGAGTAATACCCATATGCTCTGCTATCTGGTCATTAGACAGATTTAATTTGTACAAGTCAAATAATTGCTTATATCTTTCTTCCGTCCAACCTTTCCTTTTGTTCATATAATCAGAATGCTTTTTATTATACTCTTTTCTCTTTATAGGATCTTTCATACGCTCTCTGCGAACGGTAGCTTTGTGTACAGGGTCACTATTAATCCCGCCTTTCCAATTAGCGTTACCAGATCCGCTACGAGCTTTGCTCATTTTCTTTTTAGTTTCTTGATTATGTTTGAAGCCGGCACCGTCATTTAATTTTGCACGTGATGCTATTACCTTAGCAATAGTTTCTTTTGATTGCTTTTTACCCTTCATAAAAGGAACTAATTCGCCGCTGGCAAATTTACGTTTTTTTGTTTGACGCATCTTTTCAATAGTCTCAGGTTTCTGTTTATAACCTTTTAGGCCACCTTCTTCTATAGGTGTTCGCCAAAGACGTAAAGAAATTTGTCTTTTTTCTTCTTTTTCTTCTTCGGTTAACTTCCTTCCATACATATGGTTGTTAGGTCCCGATTGATCTATATATCTTGGATCGCCAAGACCGGTATTATAATATCTACTCCAGCAACGTTTTTTTCTATTCTTTAAAAATGTGTGTTCAACAAAGGCAATTTCCTGATTAGTTCCGGTGAAAATAATCCTACGTCTAAAACCTTCTGGTATATTATTTTTATTGAACTTTTCCATCACTGTAGATGAATGAGTATAACTATCGTTTGGACTTCCTTGATGCTTTCCTATGTAATACATTTTGTTTTTTGCATCATACCAAATGTAAACAAATCCTTCATCCGTGCTTTTCATAATAAGTATAGACCCTATTGTACCATTCGTTGCGCCATTCGTCGTATTCGTGTGGCCATACATCAAACTGTTGATATGTTTCGCCGCCTAGTATCATACCGTCATCTCCGCGACTACACATAAAGATATGTCCTTCACGTATGTTAGTGCCGTAGATTTCGTTGTGTGCTTCTGCGTATGCTACTAGCTGTAAGAAGTAGTTTTGTACATATTCTAGCTTCTTAGGCTTGTTAGTCTGTTTAAAGTCCATAATACACGGATTGCCTTTGTACTTGCCAACTAAGTCAGTAGTACCAGCATACATCTGTGGAACATATAGTGCGACTTCACTGCCCCATATTTCGTCTACATCAACCATTGCATTGTCACGTACTTGTGTAGCCATTGCGTGAGCTTTCTTAGCAAATGGATTGCTACCTGGAGTAGGCCATTCGCCAAACTCAATGTAGTCTTCTAAGTACTTGTGCATACGTGTACCCACGCCTGCGGCTTCCGTTGTAATTTCTCGTGCTTTAGTTTCGCCTACTCGTTTGCGCCAGGCAATAAGTCCTGACTTGTCGCTAGTGGCGTCTAAGATAGTAGTAACGCTTGCTACAGCGTTGCCGTCTGGAGTTAGGTACTTGCGTTTACCTTCAACTTGTTTGCGGCTTATAGGTGCGTAATCAAACGTCTTTGTAATTAAGGACATTCACTGTTCCCTTGTCGTAGTACGGATCCACTCCGCTGTCCTCGTCATCTACTGCTTCAACAATTTCAACTTCCGGTACATTTGCTTTAATAATGCGCTCAACACCCATTTTAAGAGTTGCTTTACTACCTGCACAACCTGCACAGGCGCCGCTAAGTTCTAACATTAGCTCACCGTCATTATACTCTTTAAAGTTAATAATTCCGCCGTGTCTTGCAACAGCAGGTTTAATCTGTGTTTCGATTATGCCTTCTATCTGTTCAATAATTTCTTCATTCGGTCTTGTCATAATGACTCCTTTACTATCTTGTTTATTATACGATAATATTTAATAGTTGTCAAGTGTTATTGGCGTTTATTTGTAGCACGTTTAGCCATTTGACTAACTGCTTTATTACCTAAATCTTGTTGTGGCGCTGCTGCATCTGCATCTGTATCAGTCTTAAGGGTAATACCGTCTTGGTTAAAGTTTTTAACCATTGACTTAATACGTTCGTCGCTGTCGTATGCTGCTTTAAATGTTCTGTAATCAAACTGTTCTCTGTTTGAATTTTTCATCAATACGTTCAGTTCGTCAAAAGAAAACTCGCTAGGCTCTTTTTTCAAATTTGCATCAGCGAGTCTATTACGTAGGACCAACGCTAAATGCGTTGAACCTTCATTTACTTTTTTTTTGAAAGAATGGTACCTAATTTGCGGCTTCTTTCTACGCTTTCGCGCTTTGCACGGCCTGCTTCTTCTTCGCCGCCTACTGCTGGTTCTGCTGCTGCCATACCATCGTCTTCTGCTGGTACTTCAGCGTCAACATCAGCGTCAACTGTTGGTTCCATTTCGGCATCAACTGCTGGCATTTCCTCGTCACCCATTGGTGCTTCTGGAGCTGCTTCGCCTGTTAATATACCAACGCCTGCTGTTGTTGCTTCACGTGTTGCTTCTAGTGCTGTGTATAATGCTTCCAATGCTGGTTTGACAGAGTTTGTAAATGCTTCTGATTGCTCCGATCCCATTTCATCACGAATTGAGTCTGCTAGTTCTAACATACTTTCAGTTTGCATTTCTGCTGTGTCTTCCATCCAACTGGTAATACGGTCTACCATATCTTTCGCCGCCATTACTAATTCAGCTGCTTCTTCTGCACCTTCTTTTACTTGTTTCTTTTTCTTTTTATCTTTAATGGCTTTTTTCATTGGCTCTTTTTTATCGCCATCTTTATCCATATCTAAGAAGTCTGGCTTAGCCGCTTCATCAACGTCCCCACGCTCTGTAATTTCTGCATTTAGTACATCAAGGAAGAGTTTTGATTTTTGATACGTATCATTTTTTACAGAGTTAAAACTTTCATTAGTTTCTATTTGACTAAGTGTTGTGCGCACCTTATTACGTGCATCAGCTAATTGCTCAAGTGTAAAGTTTTCTAAAGCAATGCGCTTACCAAAGCGTTTTGCTAGGCTTTCGTTCAGCGACTTTGCTGTAACTGGTTTTGAAATTTCTCTTATATTCATTGGTCTAATCTTCCTGTGACTAAAAGTTGTTATAGTTATTTATCATCAAACATATATATACTTATCTAATTCTTCCTTAGCATATCTTGTCTTTGATGCTGCAATATCATATCTTGTTTGTGCAACAAAGAATTTTGTATCATCTTTTGTTACACGCATTGTGTGTTTATAGAATATAGCATCATTAAAGTTCTTTTCAATTTCTTTATCTAATTTCCTAATATATTCTATTGGATTTGTTAAACTACCTGATGCTTCTTGTTTTGCAAGTGCTACTGCACTAGTTTTACAAAACATTTTGTCAACTTCCTTATTATTTTTAGTATCAAACACTAAAAATCCAAAACGTGTTTCTCGAACTATTATATGTCCAATACGTATACTCTTGCCTTTTACATACGGAAAATAACTTGTATCAAGATTTCTGTTTATTAAAGCTTCTAGCTCTTTAGCTAATTCAGGAGTTATTTTTTTAGATTTCATTTGCCAGCACCAAAGTCGAACCTTTATTATGTACTTTACTTACTAGACTTTTTCGAATTAAGTTCTCAATTATGGCTTGTTGTCTTTCAGTGAAACTGTCAAGATGAGTTATACTATCTAGTTGTGATAGTATTTCTTTTTCCTCATTTGTTGTGTAGATAGTAAATTCTTCTATCAACTCATTCAGTTTCATTGTTGTCCTTGTACCATTTGCTGTATAATTGGATCTAGTTCTTTAGTCTTGTGTACAGTTTTGATTGGTTCGCCTGGTTTTGGCTTTGGGTTTGTTAGTGTAACTTCGTCACCCTTTAAATCATCTATTTTAAAGTCAGCTGTTTTCCCACCATCAGTTGGCATTGGTAATGACTGACCTTTTTTAAGCACTGCTTTAGCTAGTGCTTGTGCATTTTTAGTGGCTACTTTTTTAGCAAGTCCTTTGCCTACGCCTTGAGCACCTTTAACTGCGGCTGCTCCTACTTTCTTTGCTGCCGCTGCGCCTACTTTAGCGCCGGCTTTTGCAATACCGCCTGCTGCTTTTGCGCCTAATGTTGCTGCTCCGCGAGCTATTCCAGCTATTGCCGGAATGATTTCATCTAACTGTTCTTCGTCTACTCTTTTATCTTTAAACTCGTTAAATCTCATCTTCTTCTCGCTGTTTTCTTTCTAGGTTTTAATTTAGAACGCGAATGTACATTAAGAGTACCTAAGCGTTTACTTGTTTTTCTAGCTCTTTTAGTTCTTAATGATTTAACTTTCATTAATGAACCTTTGGTTCTTTTGGCCTTTTTAATATTCTGTTTACTAGTAATATTTACAGGAGCACTACACGTACTAGGTTTACTTACAATTCTTCCTCGTCGCTGTCCTGTAGTGCATCTATACTTACGAACAATTTTATTTCCACTTCGGCCAGCAATCTGAACGTAACCCTCTTCAAGGAAATCTAATTCAATATCTTCTAAATCAACAAATCTCATTATCTTGATCTCTTGTTCAGTGCTGCTACACGTTTACTTGCTGGACTTACTCGCTTGGTTCGTCTAGCTTTACGTGACATCTTACTACCAATACGTGCTTTTAGACGCTTCATAGCAAAACGTTTTTTCATATCAGGTGCTGCAAAGCATTGTTGTATTTTAGATACAATACGTCCGTGTCTCCGTCCGCCGGAACAACGATATTTGCGGACAACTTTCTTTCCGCTCTTTGCCCATACACGTTTTTCGTCAAGGCTTGTGGTAAGTTCTCTTAGTAACATATATGTATTTAGTTTTTTATGGAAGTGTTTATTGCGGTAAAGACATTAGCAGTACAACGATTGTTGATAATAATCCTGCTACTATTGTACCTGCTGATCCTATTAGGACCTTTGTCATTGACTTATTACCTTCGGTAATATCTTCGTGAATTTCTTCTACCTTCTTTTCAATCTTTGTCATACGATCGTCAAGGTTTTTATATCGGAGAGCGCACAAATCAACGTGTGCTTCTAGGCTTTGCTTTTCTAAATCAGTAGTTGCTATGTCTGACACTATTTTATTCTCCGTTAAGTGTGTATTAAGTAAACTCTTAGTTGCCCTTAAAATGCCTTAATTCAAAACAGTAAAAGTAATATTCTTATCTTTTCCTGTTGTGCGGAATAATGCCTTGTCTGTGTTTATAGTTTCGTTTAAGCCTGTAATGATCGGTATAAGATCAAAATCTTTTATAAGCGTATCTAAAGTTAATCCACCTTCATATTCTATATAAAAATGGAATGTCCAAATGTTTTGCTTACCTATGTATTTATCACTAAAGTCAAATTTACTAGTTGATATCTCGCCAAAAGTTGGACTATTATCATAAAATATGTTAACTCGTAATCCTAGGGTTTGTAATAGTGTTTGAAAGTTTGCCTGTTGTTTATAAGCAAACTTATCATTATCTTGACGCCGAGCATTAGTTTCAGTAATGTCTATTAATGTATCAATACGAAATTCCATACTATTACTTATAGCCATAAAAAAAGGGTCCAGTAAAAACTGAACCCTTTTAGTGTGACGCCTGCCCGTAGGCCATAATCACGATTCTAAGGTAGTTAGAATTCTTTACGCTTCAAATGTTGCTACTAATGCAATTCCACCAACTGCTTCTGCGCCGCCTGGTCCACCTTGTACTGCAATGTGGTTGCCGTTTGCTACACCTTCAACTGCTGCGATTGTTCCGCCGTATGTTGTTGTAATTGTATCACACGCTGCTGCTACAGTGATTGTACCTATAGTGATTGCGTAGATGTATGTTGTTGGTCCTAGACCTGATTTTGCAACTACTGTTGCACTTGTTGCTACTGATGCCATTTTTATTCTCCTATAATATTAATCTAAATGGTTAACTTGTTCATTTCTCTCTGAACTTGTTATATGTATTTAGTCTTTTTTTAAAAATATAGGAGTTATATGCTATTTTTGATGTCTCTTGTGCAAGTTACGCAACTGTGCTATTGCACCCGGTCCTGCATCTACTATATCGTCTATCATAGCAATAATAGGAAAATAACCTTTAATTAAACTGGCAGGTGTGCCGTGACCTTTTTCAGCTTCTTCTATGAAACGTTTAGCTCGCATAGCATTTTCAGGACCTACTAAGTATCCATATAGCGCAACGTTTCTTTCGTCACGCAATCTTTCTACCCTACGTTTACGAATATCAGCCCAGGCATCCTCTTCTAAATGCTTTTCGACTAATCCTTCGTTGTATAGATCCTTTATAAAATTCATTAATTGCCTCGTGCCATTGCTCTTGCTTTTGCATCAATTTCGTCGTCACTTGGACCACCAAACTCATCTTCTGGTTCATCTTCTGGCTCAGGGTCAGCAACTTTAATACTTGCTGGTTTTGCTTTTTTAGCAAGTTCAATAAACTCCATTGCTTCTTGTGGAGTAACACGGGCTGACTTAATAACATCTTTTAAATTCTTTGGTCCAAAATCTGTATTAAAACGTGTTAGTGCATCACCAAAAGAACTCATTCTGTTTGACTTAGCAATCTCTTCATCGCTTACACCTTTGCCCATAGGCATTTTTGCACTTATGTCCATAAGCCTACGTCCCAGATCGGCAATCATTTTTGTTTGTGGATCGTCGCCATAAATGGCTTCGTTTACAATATCATTCATTTTCATAATAGTTTTCCTTTATCGTTCAACTGCTCTGTTGTATTTACTAAAAGTTTTACGTGGTACTAATTTTATATCACCCTCTGGGTGTGCTAGTACATATCCTTCGCCACCTTCTACTGAGTCGTCTTTACTTGACATACTTGATCTAACAGGAGCACCCGGTTGGTTGTCAAGTTGGTTAATTACATCGTCTTTAACTTGTTGTATCTTTGCAACTACTTCCCATAGTGCTTTAAACCCTTGTTGGCTATTGCTTACATATTCTGCAATCTTTTTCTTAGCTGGTTCACTTAGTTGATTACGAGCTTGTACCCAATCTAAAAAGTCTCCGCCTAAGTTTTCTAGTCCTGTGTCTACTTTGCTGTTCATATAACTGTAGAATACTTCAGGTAACTTTTTCATTTTCATTTGTGTTAGCGTGTTTATATCTAACAGACTGTCCATTGCAGCAGCATCTTTTGATATAATTGCTTTTAATTCTTTTACACTTGAATCGTCTATACTTGGTGCATCTGATACTGTGACTGGGGGAACAACTAGTACTTCATTGCCTTGAAAAATATCGCCATTTTGTAAGGGGCCTTCAGTACCGTCTGCACTTACTTCTCTATGTATAACAATTCCTGCTGTGCTTGTACCAATCTTCTTACCTAGTTCTGAATCTTGTTTTACTCTGTATTCAACAATGTTTGGTTTAAACACATAGTCGCCACCTTCTGCCATTGGCTTAACAAAGTAAAGCATATCGCCTTTAAAGAAACCTCTGTAGTCTTTAGGAGTTGCTTTTTCAAATGCTGTGTATGCACTTTTCATTTTGTCAATTAATACACTATAGCCTTCTGGATTCTTCGTATATCCGGGGCGATTTTTAAGCATTGTTTCTACATCGTCTGCTGATTTTGCTTTGCCGTCATATCCTTTTGCTGTAAATCCTGACTTGTCGGTGAATATAAAATCACCATCATCATTGCGCCCAAAGATGACTGCGGGACTGCCATCCCACTTAACGGTGACATCTGTGTGAC